GAATTGGCGGGGTCTTTTTGAGATTTTGGCGGGGATTTTTTTAGCGAATATGACTAAGAAATAGGTCGGTTGTCGCTTCAGCAAGTTCGTCCTCAACTTGGTTATAACGATCCGTCATATAAACCTTTGTATGCCCCAGCGCCTGGCTTAATTGTTCAAGCGGAATCCCTGCAATAATGCTTTGAGTCGTGAAGAAGTGGCGCATCATGTGAGGTGTTACATGCAATCCCGTTGCTTCATTTACTAGATTGAAGTTTCTATTTAGCTGGTTTGGATTGATGAGACCACCTTTCTCGTTGATAGTTATATAATCCTTGTGCTGTTCCTTGATAATTCCTAACTTTCGCTTAATCTTAGAAGCTTCAGCTATCAGATAATAGATAAGGTCCGTTCCGATATCATCAAGGCAGACATATCGCTCTGAATCCTTCGTTTTAAGCCCTCCTTTCCCTTTTAAGGTCTGGTTGCTTCGACTGTCTCTAAGATGCAGTAGAGCCCGTCCACTGTCGTTCTGAGTGATGTCCATTGGGCGCAATCCAAAGACTTCTCCTCTTCTTAACCCAAAAATGGTCAGATAGGTTAGAGCGTAGAATCGTTTTGGCATAATCTCTTCTGCCTTCGCTATCCAAGTCTTGAACTCTTTGAGAGTCACTTTCTTGTTAGCTGCAGGAATATCACTACGACCTATGAAAACACCTTTCAAGCGATTTGAGAGCAGATTTCCATTTTTGACGGCATCATTCAGCAATGCCATGAAGCTGGAATTGAGAGTTTGAACAGTGTATCTGGTATGGTTCTGCAACTTTTCAGCGATAAAGAGTTCATACTCATTTCTATCCAAATTTTTAAGCATGGCAGAACCAAACTTTGGCTTGATATGGTTATTGTAGAGATTATCATTGAGGTAGTAGGAAGTGTCATTCCAGCGCCCTGTTGACAATCTCTTTTCAGAATAGATATCCCAATACTGATCAAGTGTTAGATTCGTATTGATACCTAATTCCAGGTCTTGGATTTGTTGCTCAATCTCTGCCAAGGCTGCACGAGCTTGAGGGAGAGTTGTGAAACCACTTTTACTTTTTTCTCTTTTTTTACCTCGGAAGAAAAAAGAACGTCTGACATAATAACGCTTGCCTTTAGCAGTCTCATAGTAATAGATATTTGGGTATTTTGTTTTATTATATTTCATTGTATTCTCCTTGTTTATCGGCTTCTGGACAAGGTCTAAACATTGAGAATATTGACATCACCCCTTTCATGGTGTAAAATAGGGTATAGAAAAGAGGCCTTTTTAATGGCTGATTTTTATACAGGATAAGCTTCACAATCAAACTTTGGCGAGGGAGATTGTGGGGCTTTTTTTATTCTACGATGATTTCGCCAACAGGAATAATATCTTTCTGTTTTGAAGATTTAGCGATTAGGTCGTATTGGTCAGCAGATTTTTCGTAACCGAGGGAAAGAGTAGCATTCTCGTTGGGTAGCTTTTTAGCAAATTCAGAAATAGACATACGAAGCAAAGTGATTGCATTTTTCTGGTCAGTAGTAGCGGAATTTGATTGGACTGCACCTAGAGCTTCTTTGGCCTTATCTTTAGCCGTTCCAGTTATCAAAATCATGATAGTATCATGTGGTTCAGATGAGTCTGAATCGATTACATTATTTTGAATTTTTACGCTTATTGCTCCAGTTGATTCAGGATCTAATTTTGATTTGATTTCAGAGATTAACTCATCATATTTGCTGTTATCTACTTTAGCTTTTGTATCTGTTGAAGTAGTGTTTTTTTGCTCCGTTTTAGGTTGCTCAGTATTATCTTTTGAAGTTGACTGATTATTAGAACATGCTACTAAAGCAGTAGCGGAAAGCAAGATAGTTGTTGTAGTTAGTAGTTTTTTCATGGATATTCTCCTTTTTTAATTTACTAATGCTAAGTATCCCTCTTTAACCATGATCTCACTTGTCATGGTTTTTAGATTGTAGTAAGACATGAATTTTAAGTAATCAAACTCTGTAGGGACGTCAAGGCTCTTCAGCGCCTCTTTATAGAGTCTTTTGTTATTCGGATTTTTTTGATAAGTGTTGTTGAATAATTAATGCTACATTGGCTTTTTCTTCTTCGGTCATAGGAGGTTCGTTTGGATCGTCTACCGAAAACTCGATAGCATGCCACTTATCATTTACTCTAATCCACTCTCTTCGTCTATGACATTGACAATCTAGGTTGTGTTTAATCACTTCCATTGGTCTGCTTTCACTACTCATATTATCCCTCTCTATACAAATCCACGACTTCGCCGATAATTCGGAAGTCGGTGTCTGGTGTGATTGGCATATCTTTGTACGCTGGGTTTAAACTATGTAAGTAAGCTTGTTCTTTATCAATCACTAGTTGCTTGATATAAGCATCGCCGTTGTAGTTGAATACTCCGATAACACCGTCATTTAAGTCCACGCTTGTCTGAATGAATACCAGGTCACCATCGTGGTAGTCTGGCTCCATGGAGTCCCCTTTGATTGGAATGACGAAGTCGGCATCGATATCTACTGGCAACTCTATCCGTTCCACTCGTACATCGTTCAAATACTGGCCTGTACCTGCAGAAGCAGGGTGGTCGTAGTAGTCGTAACTGTAGAGCTGAATGACTTCCGATACTTCGTTTATCTTCGTTTCTTCTTCGTTTTTTTGACTCTCCAGAAGCTCCTCAGACGTCCGTAGCACGATTTTTTTATTATCTGGGGTTAATTGTACTACTTTATCTGTAATCTGCTGTGTGAGCAAATCTGAAGCGTCTGGGAGGTGCTTGGTGGATTCTACTGCATTTTTTTGAACTGGTGGGAAGAGATCATCAATTGAGATATTGAAAGCATTAGCTAGGTCGAACATTGTATCCTTTTTAGGAGATCTAAAACCTTTCTCATAATTCCCGATAGCGTTTTTACTTATCCCTATCTTAGCCCCCAATTCTTGTTGAGTCCAACCATTCTGAAGTCTATATTGCTTTATATTTTCGCCTATGATAATGGCAATTTCTTCTTTATTCATGATTGAGTCCTTTTTGTTTTTCTATAAGTCAAGTATAACACAAAACCCACGAAAAGAAAACTTTTTTTATTTTTTCGTCAAAAAACTGTTGACGGCCCACGAAACGTGTGCTATAATATAATCAAGCTTAAGGAAATAACGAAAAACAAACCGGAGGGAAACAACATGAACACATTAAACGAGAAAGCCATCAACATCTTCAAAGCAGTGGTTGCAGAAACCTTGCTTCAAAATACATACGAGGAAGGCTTCCTCTATGGTCAGCTTGAATCATTCTGGAACAACAGCCGTCAGTTCGCTTTCGGATGGACAGAGTTGGCAGAAGAGATCGAACGCCAAGAGCGTTACCTTCTTGATGCTGGTTTCACTCAAGATGAAATCGATGACATCCGCTTCGATGCAGCGTTCGCAGGAATGCAGGACAAAATGAATGTAGCCTGATCGGTAGCACCAGGGTTCGACTCTCTGGCAGGCTGTTGCTCATGGAGCGAAAAAAAGAGAAAGGAGGAAAAAGATGTCAGGGCAAAAAGAAAAATACCACGATAGACGTGGTAGACCTGATGAATTGAAGGTTGAAAAAGTTATCCACCTTTCAATTTTGAGAGGCGAAGGAACCGAGACGGATGGCATTAGGGTTGTAGAACAGTATTATAACATGGACGGCAATCTAATATTTGAATTAGATCCTTGCTCTCCGCATTATCAAGAATTTTTAGGTTTGCGTTGATCTTGTTTATCTTTGTCCAAATCTAAAATATCTTGTAGTAATTGCTCGTTATCATGGCGTTCAATATACCATTTTTGCATAAGTAATTCTATAAACTTCAGCAGCTTGTGAGCCTCATTCGGTTCGATATCCACTATAAGATTTACATCTTTTTCTGGATGGGCGCCAATGTTTCCAAGTTTTCGTAGGGCATCAAGTACCTTTTTAGTACTTGGGTCAACAAGATCTTTTAAAGCATCTATCTCATCTACTAACCTTGCTTTAGAAATTCCCCAAAAATCTCTAATCATTCCTTGTAGACAACGTCTAGAGAGGGTAGCAGAAGCTTTGGGGCTGAGATTTAAGATAGCGTGAGCTTCTTCATAATCACTTCTGATAGCCTGAGGGATGTAGTCTGGATAGACTTTTGCGAGTGAAATAGGGTTGAAGTGCATAATACGATTTGGAAATTGACTACCAACGCCCACGATATCAATCGAAACTTTATGACAATTTGGACAATTCATTGATTGTATTTTTATTTTATCACTCATACTTTCGTCCCTTATAAAATGTGAACGACGAATCGAAAAGTAGTGTTCTTCTTCTCGGAATGTATCGTAGTGATTTGGGACCGAATAACCGCAAAATAAGCAGAATAGTGTATTAGAATCCATAAGATCTCTCCAATCATTTTATTTTGATTATACCATATTTAGAAAGGAAAAATATGATACATCACTATATAACAAAGTACACCGAAAATAATCAGCGTTTCGCTGAAAGTTGGCTACAAATCAATATTTTTGGAAAGTGCTTTTGTCTATCGAAAAAGCGTATCAAAATTTGATACGCTCACCAGATTATTGTTTGACCCAGTTTCGACCAGGTTCTTGAGTAGGTGGTAATCTATCACCTTGGTCGATGTGGACTACACGACCGCCAGAAACTTGTCCGCCACGAGGGCCCACTTCTTGGTAAGTCCCTGCTGGTTGATTGTCAGTTCCTGGTTTGATTAAGTTTTTACTCATATCATTCTCCTTTCTATTGAAATTTTGACTAAAACGGTGAGAGGTCCTAGTCAAGAATGATTATAACATAGATAGCAGAAAAACACAACATATTGTTGATTAAATATATTTGTTTAACAACATATAGTGTCCGAGGTGTAAAAATGTGGAAACAATTAAACCGAATAATGCAGGAAAGAAATTTGAATGGCAATCAATTATCTAATAAGGTTGGAGTTAATCGAAGTTTCTGTTTACCCAATCGCAAAATAAAAAGGTCCAGTGAACATTTTTATCCCGAGCCTTGAAATGAAAAGGTAGAT